AAGGTTCATCCAGGACTTACCGCCACTGTTTGTAACTGAAACTGCTTTAAGCTTCCAAAGACCGGCGAACCGATCACCACCTTTGATGCTGATTTGGCTGTTCCAGTTACGTGATACACGTAGTTTAGACGCAGCAAAATCCATGAGCACTGGATTGCTAAGGTCACCAGTATCTGGGTTTTTAATCATCATCATGTGTGAATGAGTTTGACGAATCTCATAGTCTTGAGGTTTGTCTTGCTCTTTGATTGCCGTTGCTGCGGCTGTTTCGGAGCTGAAGTTACCAAGCAACCCACCACCGGCTTCACGATTACGCCATACGACATACTCGTCTTTGAACTTTACGTTGACTACATAGATTTCGTCTCCGTAAATCTCTCGTGTAAGAGAGTTTAGAAAGGTTCCGTCTTCGGCACCTTCAATAAAGTTCGGGTGGTGTTTGTCCACTTCGTCAGACATTTTCTGGAGAAGCTTGACCCGAGGTATGGTCAGTTGGTTGGCGGTAACTTCTTCGTTACCACGACCAGAGCCTTTCGAAATGTGGGCTGGGACTTTGTCTTCTGCGATAGCTAATGCTGTGTTACTCATAATATTTAACCTTTCATGATTAGAGTGAACGGAAGTTGATTCGACGAATCTCACGTGGCTGTAAGCCGGGAACATTCTCACCAAGTTTGAGAAGCTCACGGTATGCAGTTGATGAAACGCGTCTTTGGATAAGAGAGAAATCCCCTGTGCTTATGATGTGTGCATAGAGGGCATCCCAGTCGTGTACGTCTGGGACTGTTTCTTCCTTGATAGATACAGAAGCAACTTCGTTGGCTGTTTTCTTCAACCCTTCTGTGTCTAGTTTTTTGAGAAGCTCGAGATCGATACCGTTCTCTTGCTCTCTCAAACCTTTGAGCTCGTTGTTGAGCTTTTCCATCTGAGATTTGATGGATTTTTTTCTGTCGATTAATTCATCAATCGTTCTAACGGGTGTGAGTACTGGTTGATTCATGCTGCTTTTTCCTTCGTTGGGTTAAGAACTTTTAGAATATTTAATAGGTTTTCCATGCGACCTAATTTTCCACTGAGCTTCTCGTACACGTCGGTTTCCCAAGTGTCTTCGGCTGCGATGTGGATTACTTCCGTGCGTTTAGTTTGACCAGCGCGATAGATACGCCGGTTAAACTGTTGGTAGTGTTCAGCGTTGTAAGTCGGAGAACACCAGATGACGCTGGTAGCGGTCGTCAATGTGAGACCGTGTCCAGCTGATTGAGGATGAGCGAATACAACTTGTAATTGCCCAGCCTGCAGGCGATCGACAACATCTTTACGTGCTTTTGCAGAGATGCTGCCGTCAATGACACCGTACTTGATGCCACGTTTCTCGGCTTGCTCGATAAGATAGTCACGCTCGTGAGTCCAGTTAAACGCGACAAGCGTGTGCTTGCGTTGATCAACAAGGTCCATAACGAGGTTGTATCTTTCTTGATGAAAGCCGACCACTTCACCGTCTTCGTTATAGACGGCACCAGTGCAGAGTTGCAGAAGCTTCTTAGTAAGAGCACCTGCATGGACTGCATTGATTGTAGCTTCACCAGTCCAGAGCACATTGTCTTCAGCAAGCGCTTTATAGGCTTGCATCATTGTGTCTGATAGCTGGGTTTTAATTGTGTGATAGGACTGTTCGGGCATATCCAAACATTCCTCGAGTTCATACCGGATGTTGATGTCTTTGATTGCAGCAGCAACCATGAGCTCAGCATCTGGTTTATCTTTCCATTCGTTGGCAAAGCCGTTGAATACAGGCGTACATACGTTGGCCCGGAACGTATAGAAACGGTGCCCGAGCCTATGTCCGTCGTCCACGAGTAGTGTTGGATGCCAGATGTCACAGATTGTATTGCTGTTTGGTGTACCTGACATAGCAATGCGGTAATCAAACAGCTGAGCAATCTTGTGTACAGCTTTGCTTCGTTGGCTATCTTTGTTTTTGAAAGCCGTGAACTCATCAATGCATAGTGTGTTGAAGCCATCAAGAACATCGGTGTTCTTGGCTAGCCACTTCACAGCATCGTGATTTGTAATAATGATTTCAGCTTGAGACTTGAATGCTTTGGCTCGGTTACGAGCAAATGCAACTTCGTATTCAATGCCTGGGGCGAACTTGTCGATATCGTCACCCCAGCTTGCTTGCAAGATTGATAAGGGTGCTAGTACGAGCATGCGTCCCTTGCTACGAGCTAGGTAGGCATCAATAACACTGCGTGTTTTACCCGTGCCGGGGTCAGATGTGACCAGTACACGAGGGTTGTCGATGATGAATTTAGAAGTAGTTTTTTGATGTTCAAATGGTTTTAGCATAGTCATCCTAACTGTTCTGAATATTAGTACAGCTAATATTAATGTTCAAGAAAAATAATTCGGCGGTCTTCTTGTGCCCAGCACAAACCGCATTCCACACATTTATCTACCTGTCCTAGCTGTTCAGGGCAGATAATTTCTTTACCCTTTGTAGGTACATACTTGCTGTCCGGGTGCACAACACATGCAGAAAACTTGGCACGCCAATTATCGCTGAACCGTACTCGCCATCTCGAGGGCAAAGCATGATTAAGCCAGCGTATACGTTTACCAATGTCGCTTTTTAGTAAGCGATGTGTGTACCCATACACATTCATCATTGGATATTTGGTGAGCATTTCTGCCCAGAAGTTCACATACTCGGTACTGAAGAAGTCACCCAGTACGTGTAAACGCACGACAAAACCTTTGGGGTGTTTGCGTGCAAGCTCAGCTACTGATGAGTCAAGACAAACATTGAAGTCTTTGCTTTGATGATCGAAGCGGTGAGCAAAGGGCATGTTGTTGCCATAGCAGGTCTTCCATTGATTGCATGTGGTTGGGCATGTAGCACGTTCCTCTAATGAGAACTGGTATAGCGGTAAGCCTTTCCACATTTTTACATTTACTTTATGGCCGAGCTTTACGTTTTTTCGTCCCGGCATGAGCATGCGTTTGTGCGGGAGTTTTACATTCCGCACGTATTTGGTGCGTGTATGTTCGTGGTTCATGATTTTTTATTGTTTAGCATGTTGTAAGAAATAATTGTTTGTAAGAAAGCAACAGATAATAGGAAGTAAGGCATGATTATTTTGTCCATTCATATTTTGGTTTGATGGTCGCCCAAGTAAAATATACATATGGGATACCGAAACGTTTGTAGATAGTTTTAAAGCCACCTTTCACAGTGAATTTTTCGTAGGCGACAACTTGTTTAAGTGCGAAGAGGATAATTGACACGAGCAGACCGCCAAACATCGCGGCAATCATGCCCGAGTAAGTACCAGCAAACATAGTCATTAGTATGCTGGTGATAAGGATGTCGAAAAAAATGTCGTAAGCGACAACTTTACGCCATCCAAGTTTGAAAACGAGAAATAACAGGCCGAATGCGGCTATGGTACCAGCGAGAAACATCGTATTTACTCCATAAATATTTAACCATCATTAGTATTTGAATAGCTTCAAGTAAGTAGTAGACAAGCATTGCAAGTCTAGCGATTAGTAGGTTCATGATTTTTTCTCCAAATGAAATATGTGATTGTTGCAACGGCAATAAGAACGCTGATAGCTTTGGCTGCTATAACTAGAACATTGATTGCTAGTGCGATAAGAAGGAACAGCAGTAGCCCCACGTACACTTTGGTCATGGTTAATCTCCGTAAAAAATTGAGATATGGGGTGCTCCCCTACAGGGGAAAAGGAGGTAAAACCCGTAGGGGAGCTGAGGCGCGCTCAGCTTAAACGTCCACGCCCCAATGACATTCTGGAATCTCTCCCTTACGGAAAGAGCACCAGCGACAAGCAGATGAACTAGGCTTTGGTTCAAAGTCTGTTTCTGTTGTCATCTTTACTCCGCGCTCGTGGTAGCTAGGCATAAACTGCATAGCTTCTGTGCGGGAATAAGATTGAGTAGCAGTTTCAGCTTTATCTAGGTACCAGAGCTCTGTTTGTACAAACTCTAGTTTCGGATCACGCATGAATGCTGCGATTGCATAAAGTAAGCATTGCTGAGAATGACCAATCTCATTTCCAAAACGCTTACCTGTTTTGTAGTCGATGACACGCGCGCTGGTGTCGTCTTCTTTTACATAAGCATCGAGTTTGATTCGAGCCCACGTATCGTTACTGAGCCAGCCAGTTGGTGTCCAATCAATCGTGAACCCCCACTCACCCTCTAGCTCTACAGAACCGTCAAGATAACCAGCTCGCAGTTCTGCAAATTGTTTTTCGAATTTCATAAGAGAGCTTGGAAATTCTTCGATACGACCATCTACGTACTGTTCAGCCTCATCGTGGATCTGTGAGCCACGGTCTGCAGCTGGACTGGATGGTTCACGTATCTTTTTTACCCGTGATATGTATGTACGGTACGGACATTCTTCGAATACTTTGAGTGCACTGTACGACCAGGCTGATACGGGCCCAAATTCTTTAGGTTTTGATAATGGTTTCTGAGCATCTGGACGTTCGGACTGTGTGAGTTTGATCACGTTATCCTCCTGAATAACTTCAACATATTAGTTACACTAATAATTATTCGTTAGCAATCAACACTTTATCCTTGCTATCAAAGTGTTGGTCTATGATTTCATCCAGTTGTTCGTGGTCCGTGGCCCAGTTGACTACGATTCCACGGATACCGTTAGCATCGCGATCAGCGCCTGGCATACGTTTGCGTTGTACATTTAAGCCGTTGCGATCTAAACGCTTATGGAACTCACGGTTTGCAATTGCAGGTGTTTGTTCTGTTTGCGTGTGATAAACGGTACGTAGATGTTCAACTGGAACGATAGACATGCCGTGGGCTTTGGCGTCTGCAATCCAAGCTTTCACAAAACGTTGTGAGCTGATGATGCGTGCAGCGTTGAATGTATCGTCGATGCTTACGTCCAATACATCTAAGAAGTAGTTAATGTTTCCGCGTTGCAGAGCTTCGCAGAACTCTTCGAATACAGACATTGTTACCGTACGCATTGCATCTTTTGCTTCGTTGTTCATGCAAGTGCGTGCCATGCGTTTGTCTACATCAAATGCTGCTAGGGCCCCGGCAAATGTATGTAGTTCATTCTCAAGGTCATCAATGCCTGCAATGACCTCTGGCAGTGCTTCTTCAAGTTTTGTTTCTTGCCGCGGGCTGACGTTGTAGCGCCGATCACCGGGTTCAATCTTTACTGCATCTGGACGGTTAGTCAGGAAGATGAAGTTTGTATATGACGGTAACTCGATTTGATTCGCGCGCATTGCACGGATTGTCATTGTCGGTTCGGTGATCTGATTTTTTAGTTTGTCAGCCATACGGAGGCTGCCACCATGTGCATCAGTCATACGAAACTCGTCGACAACCAGGAAGAGCGCTGAACGCATGTAGAGGTTGAACTGCTCTTCAATATTTTCGAGAGACTTCATTGGTACATGTGCGTGGCCAAAAAGCGGCTTGAGTATTTTGTTTGCAAACAAACCTTTGCCGGTTCCTGGTATGCCTGTAAATATCCATGCAGTCATTGACTTGCGTCGAGTCTGATAGATGTATGCAAGCCAGTTAATGAAGTGTTCTGTTTCTGCTGCACCTGAGCCAAGCATGTGATGAATGAGCTTGTATGTTAGTGGGACAACATCCGCGAGCTGAGCTGCAGTACCGTATGTAAGTTCAGGTGCTTTGCTGCTGTTCAACATGTAATCAGTCTTGCGATACATGTTCACGTAGTAAGGCGTTTGTTCCATCTGAACAGCTGGTGCATCAGTGCATGGGTCAAATACAACCTGTGCGTCCGGAACAAACTCTGGTTCTTGGCGGCCGTGACTACGCATGAAAGATTGGATGCTTGTTTTTTGCGTCGGTGTCAGTGGGAAGTTGTCAGTAAACTGATTGTTATTTGGGTCGTAAAGACCGTTGTAGTAGGTGTCGGTGTAGAAGTCGCGTAGTACGACTGGCTTGTGCGACATTCCGCGTTCTTCTAGTTCAGCTTCATACGTCTCAAAGATCGATTGGTAAAAGTCTCGGTCTGCTTTTTCGATTTCGAATACAGGTTCGTCTTTGAAGTTGTACATATATGTAGGGTCTTCGATGTTGAACCAGTAAGCGCCGCTGTCTCCGCCGTTGATGTTGCAACGTACATACGGCAGCGAGGTGGTGTCGATAACATTGATAGACATTTTGTCTGGGTTGGTAAGAACGTCCATAACTTCGTTGTTGATTGTTGAGGTAGTGATTTTTGCTTGTCTTGGTTTGAGGCCAACCTTCTTACGTAAGTCATCTTTGATTTTTACACCATCAGTGAAGACGGCTTCTGGGCTGATGTCGTTTAGCAATGGTGCGAGGTCTACGGTCGGTTGCCCGTTGTCTACGAACACCACTCTGTCGTCATTGCTTTTGAATGGGTTTAGTTTCTCGTCGTCAAAGTCTGGAGCTGCGATAAAGATGAGCTTGCTGTTGTCAGCTACTGACAGGTCTAGTGAATATTTTAGTGACTGACCTGTTGATGAAAGCTCTATCTGTGATCGGAACAGTTCGACTGTATGGTTGATGTGCTTAAGCCATAGTTTGATTGTTTTTGGCGGTAGCGGTACTTGAAGCAAAATGTATATGTGCAGTGATACGCGGTCGCCTTTCATGCCCATGCTGCTGCTGGCTTGTGCGATGTACGACACATCCTGAAATACAGCAGGCATCTGTGACATCACGAGCTTTGCCAGGCGTTTAACTTCTTTGCTCGTGATCGGAGCTTTGTGTTTGTATCCATCAACGTACAAACCATCTAGATCCAGGACAATGTATTCACTGTAGGCAAGCTTGTCGCTCTGCCCCCGGCGACTTTCGTTTGTAAGTTGTTTTTTGAGCGGGCCTTTTAGAAGGCAACGGCCACCGGCCGAGTGCTCTAAGAACAGGGAGGTAAGTTCTTTAAGCCCTGCAGCCGATGGCTCAACGTCACAGTGATACGACGTAACGTCTTTGACGTTTGGGTATGATTTTGTCTCTGTTGTGGAGACGTGTTTAGTGAGTCGTAATCCATTACTAGACTCAAGGAACACAAATTGCATTGTTACTCCGTTCCAGTATTAGTCTGGCTAATACTATCTCAAAATTTAAACGATGTTGTACTTACGTCGAAAGACTTCTTCCCTGTCTATATCGATGTCACCGTTTGCTTCAAATGATAGGCGAGCTGAAGAGCGTTTTGTTTCTGTTAACTTTACAAGGCAGATAACTTCGCCATTTTTATGAATGACAACGTTCTCGTCTTCCTTGCGATTGAGTACAAGTCTGCTCATTTACTGTACGCCTTGTCGAAGCCGCCTTCTGCGGCAAGTGGTAAATCTGGAGCCCAGCTAGGTGGGATGCACATGAGCTCAATAATCTTATCCATCACTGTCGTAGCATCTGTTTCAGGGGCGATGCAAACTATTTCGTCATGTACGGTCAGTACAACTGCACCTCCTAGATCCTGAAGGTATGCATGTATGCGTAGTAGCCCGTCAGTAATGACGATGCGAGACAGTGCTTGCACTATATTCTCTGTGATTTTTCCACCCCAAGTAAACTCGGGCTTTCCGCGGAAGCTGTATTTGTATTGGCTACCAAGAATCTGTAAGTCTTGGTACGCAAGTCGCATTCCATTAGGCAGCCCAATTGCGTTCTCATGTATCGAGAACACTCTGTATTGGAAAGGCGGGTTGTATATTTGTTTATCAAGCGTCCACATCAGCATGCTAGTTGCACGTGACCAGAACTCAGGGATACCTGGGTATGTAGTTCGGTATGTACTAACAACGTCATGCGCTTCTTCTGTTGTGAACTCCATTGGCGGGCCCATAGCTCCAGACTTCAATGTAGCTTGGAACTTGGCCGCGCCCATACCGTAGCCGAGACCCAAGATAGCAGTCTTACCTACAAACCGTTCTGTAGGATCGTCATTCTTGTTTATAGGTCGTCCATATACTTGGCTGGCAAACTGACTGTAGACATCGTCGTTGCGTGCGAATGCTTGTAGAAGGTCTTGTTCGTCTGCAAGCCATGCAAGCATGCGTGCCTCGATGTTGCTGAGGTCAGCTACATACACAAGGTTGCCGGCCGGGGCGATCAACGACTTACGTATCTCGCTGCCCCGCGGTAGGTTTTGCATGTTGATTTTTTCTGTACCGCCGAAGCGGCCAGTGTGTGCTGCATAATATCGAAGCGGTACGCTGAGCGTTCTGTCTTCGTTACATGCATCTAAGAAGCGCTGCGCGCGGGTCTCTGCAATACGTGACTTAACAACGACTCGTGCATCCCAGATGTGCTGCAGCTCGGGATGTTTGTTGCAGAGCTGCTTGTAGCCTGCATCGTTCTTGCCGAGTGCCGGTATCTGTTCGCCTGTAGACGGAGATTTTTTGGTTGGTGCGTTGATGTTGTGTTCGTTCTTTAGATATTCGGTAAATTGTTGATTGCTTGATAATACTTTTTTGTCGATTCCTGATGCTTTGATTAGTTGTTCTGCGTTCGTTATCTGTTGGTCTCGGTACGTGGTCAGTCGTTCACGGTCCACTAGTAGCTTGGGCTCAACAAACATACGTGTTGTGAGATTGATGAGCTCAAGTTCTTCTTCGGGATAGTCGTGCCACAGTTCTTCGAAAATAGCGTGCGTTAGATCAACGTCCTGTATGCAGTAACCTGCGATCTGTTCTTCGATGTCTGGTGGTAGATCAACGATACCTTTAGCGTTAATTAGCTCGTCGCCTTTTCGCATACTGGTATCATCTGGAAACACACGTTGTGCTACGTCAGCTAGTCGTGCTGACTGTCCTGGCCATACGCCACGAGCCATTGCTGCTGTATCGTAGTAGTAGGCAGGAGTTACTCCGTAGTACTGGGTGAGAATGTATGCGTCGAACATAGCGTTATGCGCGATGATCTTTGTATCTTCCCAAGGTATGGAGTGTATGTAGTCTTCGGCTTCGTCTTCGCCGTACCAGGTAGCAGTGTTGTCTCCAACATGGCGTATGCCGACGCCCCAGACCTTGAAGTCGGGGTGCCGCACATATTCCATAGTGGTCATCTTGGTAAGACTTAGTTTTGTGTCGAAGTAAGTTTCGAAATCAATACTTAATAGTGTCATCTTCAAGATCTTCCAATCTGTTGTCGTATAGTTGCTCAAGACGTAGAACGTGTTCTATTTCTCGCGCAGTGCTTACTTGTTGTTCTATTTGCTTAAAGTTTTCTTCAAGTTCTTTGGCAAGATTGGGTTGACGGGATTTGAGCCACACATAGGTGTAGCTGTATAAGTCATATTGATTGGGGTTTTGCCGCCGCTCTTGTTCTTCCTTGTGAGCGAGGTCCATATATTCTTCAGCTTTCATTACTTCCTCCTGAAGTTACTAATATTAGCTGTGAGCAAAGATACTAATTATTCTGTACAAGATCAAATTCTAGTTGGTCGTAGTCACCGGGGCTTACTTCGTCCCAGATAGCGCAGCATTTATCTAGCTGGTAGATAGCACTTTCGATGTGGTATTCGAATACGCTGTTCGTTGGTAGTTGGTCTTTGATGGCTTTACATCCAATTGAAAGCGCGCGTACTTGATTGATATCTAATGACATGGTTTTTCCTTTCAAAATAGTGGCTCGTATATATCGCCTCGTTCTAGCTTTTCTCTAAGACGGCGATACTCGCTCCATAGATGTTCTGACGGGGTGCCTTCCCAGTCAGCATTACGTGCTGTGTCATATGCTTTTTCCACAGCGTCTGTTATCGCAATTAAACGATTCTTAACTTGGCCGGTCATGACGTTAACTCCATGTAAATTGTTTCACCCCATGGGGCCTGAAGACTTTTGTCAGTACTAACCCATAACACGGGGTATTGAGGTTCGTCCCCAAAATCATCTGACCCAAGGTCTGTGAGGTACACACATGCTTCAATGTCGTCGTCGATTTCTTCGATTGCTTTGAAGGCCGGTGAGAATGCTGTGCCACCGCGGCCGGTAAACGTTGGTGGTTCTTCCCAGAAGTTTTCTGCTGCGTCCCACTCAAAGGCATCATTGACTTGTGTATCGCAGCCAATACATATGATTTTGGATGGCTGAGTTTCTTTGGCGACAGCAACGATTTCGGACCAGAACTGATGTAGTTCTGCATCGGAAACTGATCCGCTGGTGTCAACACAGATGGCAATCGTGCCGCATGATTCGTTGTACATAGATGGTAAGTATTCATCCTCGCTTATGTATGCTCGGTTAGGTTTACGCCATGTGTATTCATCACGGCTTGTGTTGGTAAAGAAGGGCCAGAGAACCTGACGCCAATCGACTAGTGGTTGAAGCACGTCACCGATAAGGGTCTCGATGTTGCCGGGTAGTTTGCCTTGTGCCTTGGCTAGTTCAGCTGCTTGGTTGATAGCAACCTGCCAGTCAGACTCAAGCTGAGCGCCTGAAACTGCTTCAAGACTGTTACCACCAGCATCTTGTACGAGACCCCAGACTGGCATCTCTATTGTTTCGACATCTTCAAGAAGCTTTACATAGACTGCGTCGGTGGTGTCGTTATCAAACTCACCTTCTGTGTCGACAAGTCCGCCTTCTGGAAGGATGAACCCTGCGCTAAGAAGTTCTCCGTTGATTTTGTAATCACCGGCGACATTCCAAATTGTAGGGTGGCGATCTTGTCGACGTGTCATGTGTTGTAAAACACAATGCATAACCTCATGAGCAACAAGACCAACAGTCTCGTGGATTGTTAGTTTGTTGATGAAGTCAGCGTTGTAGAAAAGATGCTTGCCGTCGGTAGCGGCTGTATCAATCTCTGGTTTTTCTACAACTTTAAGACGCAAAGCCAAGGTGCCGAAGAACGGTTGTTCAATCAGCAACTTGGTTCGTGCCTTGAGAATTTGATTCTCAGCGGACATTCTAATCTCCTAGTAAAGAGGAAGTGAGAAGTACTTGGTTGGCTGCGTCAGCGTCAAACTGGGACAAGTCGCGGACTTTTTCTGCATCGACTTTGCGTGTGACTTTGGTGTGCAGCTTTTGGATAACGTCGTTAGGTAAGAGCGTTTCCGCACCTGGCCAAACTTCGAGTAGTTGTTTGACTGTGTTGCACTGTTCAAGAACAGAATTGATAGACTTTGCAAAATGATGGAACTTTTCTTGATAGGCAGCAGTATTGTCAATTGCAGTAGCAAGTGTGCTGTGGAGTTCGTCACGTACTGTGATGTCAAATGAATCAATGCTGACATCATACGAACCGTAGTTGCTGCCGTAAGGCAGTTGTACAGGCGTATCTAATTCACAGTAGATGTCTGTGGGATCTCCAGTTTCAGCATATCGAGTATGCTTTGTAATGTTGTGAACACGAATTTCTGTAACGTTGCCTGCCTCTGCGCGGTTCAATGCGAGAGAGATTTCGCTTTTAGTTGCCATCTCATTTTGAATCGTTGGTGTTGCTAGCATCGTATTGAATGCAGTAACGGCAGGCATAGTTTGAAGTCCCGCTCGTAAAACAATCATAAGTTCAGGAGATTGATTGGGTTCGGGATTAGTAACTTTGTATTTCTCTTTGGCAGCATCAAGAAGTTGACGGTGCAGTTGTTGAGATAGTCGTACTGTAGCCATGGTTTGAATCCTTTCAGTTAGATAAGTACGTTAGCGTTGTCTTGTGTCCACTTTTGAAATGCAGTGGTTTGAATCAGGTCACGATCTTTAGCTAGTGAGTCACGAACGATTACAACTTGGTATTCAGCAGGCATGCGCTTGGCATAAGCCATGATGTCTTTGAAGTTGTTTTCGTCTGCACGTGATGCAAGAGCACCCGACACAGCAAACAAGATTGACGGATCGTCAGGCACGCTTACCGAATGCGGTGAAGCTAGGACTTTGTCGAGGTCAGGCATCTTGTCTGCAGATTGTTTGAATGCAATGAACTCACCTGCTGGTCCATCACCGATGACTGACGCAACACCGTAGAACTGTTCGTCTGGTGTGCTGCCCATAAACGGTAGTTTGCGGTCAACCATTTCCCATGCACGCGGTGTAGGGAACGCATTCTCCCTGGAGTCGAGTGAATGTAGTAGCGTGGGACGATAGCGTAAGAATGAAATAATAGTAGGGCTAATATTATTACTCAATGCCCAAGCTACCCAGTCATCAATGTTGGCTTCGATTTCATAGTGAGCGAAACGGTTCTTCACTGGTGTTGGCATTTCATGTACAGCTGCACGATCGATGCTTCGGTTACCCGCTGCAATGATTGCTGTACCAGCTGGCAAGCTGTATGTACCAATCTTCTTGTCGAGGATTAGCTGGAGCAATGCATTCTGTGTAGCTTTGGGTGCGTTAGGCAACTCGTCAACGAGCAGCACAACGTTACCTGCGTAGCTACTGTCGGGGTAGTCTTCAGGGACACCGTACTTGGTACGGTATGTACCGTCGTCTTGCTCGACAACTTTGAGGCCGCCACGTACGTCAACTGGGTCAAACAAGTTGGCCCGAAGTTCGAACAGCTTGGCGTTCAGGTCTTCTGCAATCTGATAAGCAATCTGAGACTTGCCAATACCCGGAGGGCCCCAGACCATAGTTGGTATGTTAGCGCGCGCATTGGCACGTAGCTCGTTAGCTAGTTGAGAGGGTCGAATAGTTCGCATTATAAACTCCTTTGTCTATGCGGTTACGTTGGTGATTGTGATTGGTAAATAATGTTTGAAGTCTTCGCTTCGTTTGAAGATGGTCCATGATTCTTGTTGAAAATATTTGGCAAGCTTTATCTTGCATCCGTTGTGACGGTGGCTTGTCATAAGATTGCTGTTGTAAATAGAGTAGATAAGGGTGTTGTTTTTACAGACGTGACCACCAAGCCACATGTTGGTTATGTCTTCGTCTTCTCGTCTTAATGTTTTGTGAGTTGGTGAAATACGATAATCAAAATCATAGGGTCTATGATATGGAGGCGCTGTCCACTTGGTGTGGTGTGGAACTTGTGCGTCGGTCCGCCATTCGAAAGGTCGTTCCATGAAACATACAAGTCGTAGATCCGGGCGATCGTCGTTTGTATTACGTTCACCCCAAGTGTAGTACTCAGTGCAGTAACCGTTGCCGCCGGGGTACATTTCGTGTTCGGTGGGTGGTGAGAAGAGGATGTCTTCTCGGATGTCATGTTGTTCTTTGAGTGCTACTCCTAGTTCTGTTGGAAGATAGTTCTTCATTTAGATTCCTTTCTACATATTTCTCATGACAAAAGCGGCACGCTCCATCCTGGAGTCGATGTCTTCTTCCGCAAAAGTCACATTCACCTATGGGTCTTTGATCTTCATCCACGTCCTTTCCTCCCTCTTAGATAATCTAAAGATGGTTGAAAGCTTCTGCAGTGTGAGTTGTGTGGTCTTGGAAACCAGATATGAAGGTCGTTAGTAGACCCACTGTTTATGAATCGCATGCACACTCGTGCTCTTGGGCATGTGTCGTCGTTACATAAAACTTTGACGGTGCCCCATAGACGATTGCTTGTATCAGTTATCTGGTTTCCGTGATCACTTGAGAACCTTTGAGCTCTCTGTGTATATGATGTCATCGATATCCTCCGCCTGTTTAATCAGTTGTTTTGCAATTGATTGGTAGGCTGACGTATACGAAGCCAAGCCCCCTTGCCCTGTTAAAGGAAACATCTCGATGTCAACGTACTGATTGACATCAGACAATACTTCCAACAGAGCAACTGCTTGGGTTCTAGTCAAGCGGAGAGATACAGTTCGAGACACTACGCAATCCGCCAGACCCGTATAAATTTACCCCCATTTTCCACAACAGTTTGTTGCTCGAGCTTAAATGTCTGTGGGAGTTTCTCTATCTTCTTCAGTCTGTGGACGCAGGCGACGGCTCCGTGTGCTTCGCTTTGTTTAGTGAAGCGCACTGAATCACCTATCTCCATTTGATGCAGCCAAACGTATTTGATTGTGCCAAATTCGCTTGCTGGAGTTCCGCGAGCGCCTACTATTTTCTCAGGCTTCGGGATATTTTTTTCAATAGTAACCGTCATATTAAATCCTTTCGTATAACGGAAGTTGAAATCTTGTCGGTTTACCGATTCTTGTTGTACATCTGGTTCCACAGCCAGCCGCTTAATTTGCTGGCTCGATGTGAAAACCAAATTACTGGACGGCTATTCCATAGCCAGTGGTTGTATCGTTGCTTACTCATAGTGAGCCAAGCTTTTCGTCTAGTGTTGCTATTCTTTGTTCAAGGTATTCCTGTTGTGCACATAGCTCCTCGAAATGTTCTTCAAGTGCGTAGCCCTTGATCCGTCGTTGACCGTCCTGCATGTAATACGTGCAGCTGTCTTCGATCTGTGCAAGCTGAGAGCAGACATCTTCTAGCTCATCTTCAGCAGCGGTAATTAGTAAGCCAATGTCAGCTTCTCGCTGAGCAATTGATACGCCTTCAAGGTAGGCGTCGTATGAAGTATCAGAGACCATGTTCGTCCTCCTTTAAAATCGGCATGCAAGCTGCGATCTCTGTACCGGAGCCTGCATTTATGTCTTCTGCTAACAGTATACATTCGTCTCGCTCAAGGCGCGTTTGTGCAGAGGTAAGTTCTAATTTATCTCCGACGCTGATGTAAATTAGCAACACATATACGTAGGTCATGCTGTCCCTTTCAGTTCTTTTGCAGTGTCCCAATGCCGAGTGATTTCTATATCAACGTTGTAAACTGCAGAACAGTTGCGGCATTTGTAGAGTTCGTACTCAACGCCATCGCTGTCTGCCCAGTTAAGTTTGGTATTACAGTGAGTACATGTTTCTGGTGTCATATTAATACCAGCACGAGTAAACAACTGTGCTGCCTTCTGTTTGTAGTGCTTGTTTAGCACGCTCGATAAAATCTAAGTCGTTAGCTTTTTCTTCTTCTGCTGCTTCTTCTTGAAACTGATGACCCCAAAAGAAACCGCCAGGACAATGGTAGTCTTCGTACCCATTGTGCACCTGCTCTTCTAGTTTGTTGATGTCATCAATATCAAGTTCTAGTTCTTGGCAGTTGAATACTTCGCCGTTGCCTTTGGAATACCACAGTTCCATCATGAACTGCTGCAGGCGGGAGTGTTTCTGCCACTCAAAGCTGTAGAAGTGTGGATTCCATTTGTTAATTCGAACGTGTGCGTATTGATCAAGTCCCATGTCTGTTGTCCTTTCTCCGTGGTCTACGGTTCGTGGCCAGCCAGCAAGCACACCAGCTAGCAAAAAAAAAGCCCCCCCGACGCCCGAAGGCGCCGAGGGAACAGGGATTTAGAACGTGATTGCAGCTTTGTAGTCAGCCAATGAAGGGACTTTAGCTTTCTCAGTTCGGTGGTTGCGGTCTTGCTTGTCAGCTTTGAGCTGAGCTAGCTTCTTGATAGCGTACTCGGGGTTTAGTCGGACGTCGTTTTGCTTGTGCCAACCTTGTGCCACACTCTTAACTTCTTCCCAGACCAGATACCAAACACCAGCTTGAACTGCTACGTCGGTCATGATGTCCCAACACTTATCTGCGGTGAACCCGTTGGGGTCTTTTGGGCCGCCGTTACGTTGTTCATTTTCTGCAACGCTGTGATACAGATGTTTGTAGTACGCACGAGCAGCTAATTTTTCTTCCGCAATACGCTTGACCGAATCGATGACAGTATATTCCTCGTACGGGTTGTTACGAACGATATCGCCATAGTTATCCATGAGGGATTTAATACGGTCTTTCTCTTCTGCTTCTGCCAATTTAACCATGCCAGAGACTTGTGACTCACCGTCATCATGTTGCTTGCGAAGCTCTGCAAGAAATGTGTGGCTTGGGACAAGATGCTGTTTGCCGTCTTTGAACCCCCTGCCGAAAACATCCGTGCTGGATACTGTGTAATTATTGAATACGAACGGCGGATATTCTGGAACGTACTCTTCGCGAGCTGCTGCCCCTTCTGGGTCAGCGTTTGTATCTTCTGTATACATATCATGAGTTGTCTCCACAGGTGAGGTTAGTTCTTCACGCTCGCCCTCCATCAGAGGGTCGAAGTGATTAGTAGTTGCGAGTGATTTTTTAGACATAAGAAACTCCTTTTTCTGTCTAGTTGGATGCAAGTTTGTTACGCAAACTTGCTAAGAAAGGAACGTCGTTCCAGAGGGATTCTGGTTCTAGTTCGTCGTCAATAAATTTGATTGGTGGTATGTCAGCCTCAGCCAACACACTGTTCAACCATTCAATGTCATCCATGATTTTCTCCTTTTCATTAGTGACACTAATATTGCCAATCGAAGCGCAGCGTAGCGGAGCGCCGTGTTTACGCTGTCGCTATCAACTGGTTAACAATCTCGCGGGCATGGCTCTGAGCCATTTTTAAGATGCGGGGAAATTCTGTTTTCCAGATGCCTCTATCCTGAATATGGGCAAACTCCACATCATCATTAAAGAGGCAAAGGTCATCACAGAACCAATCGTTCTGTTCAACAGAGGCTAGAATCAACCGCTCCATTAAGCGGATATTCCAGTTATTCTCGGTCTTCGTGCCGAGCTTACCTACAATCTTGCGACCGGGTTGCCAGTCTGCGCTGTAAACGGTTTCATCAAACCTACCAGACTTATATGTCTGATATGCATGCTCAACAGTTACATACTCACTGCCGTACTTATCAGAGAACGGACGGTGAGCTAGGTTAGACAACCAAGCATTCTCATTTGTGGAATACCACACGTTTATAACTTTATTCATATCAATATGCTCCTAGTAGTGCGCTGGTTATGCTGATGCCGCCCCCAAATATATGGAAAGCGACATCGACTAATACTAAAATTACAAAATCCATAGGTTCAATTTTGGATAGAAAACCTTTCATGATTAAACCCTTTCAGCTAATTCATACTGTTTGCGGCGCATAGTTACGCTGTGTTGGCTAGTTGCATCATCAACAATGACATCAGGCTCGAACAGCTCACGCTGTTGATTGCGATATTTGATAACTCGCAATGGCATATCAATGCTCTTGGCAATATCAATCATATGCTTGCTTCCACGGGATTTTTCATCCCAGAAAACAACGCATGCATCTGCATAGGCAGCCATCTGCTGATTGCGTTTATAGCCAGCCGAGCGGCCATGTTTATTCCACTCGGCATTCATAACCGTCAACTTGTAGCCGCGGTTATGTGCGTAGACGATTGCTGAGCGGTCTGCGCCACGCGCGCCGCCTGATACAATTTCAATTTCATCTGGCTGCTTATTCTGCAGCAGATTGTCCAAAGTGCGGTCCATAAGGTCTTGCGACCAGAAACCACGAGAGCCAGCAACTATTAAACGAAACATATTTACCTCCCTATACTTCATGAACATCATTGAACTCGGGGTTCAACATGTGTGCTTTAAGTGAGTAGTAGTCGGACTCAGTCCAACCTTTTTCATCGCCACCAAGACGCTTCCATTCTTTGCGAACAAATGCGGGTTCATCCAAACTTTCCCAAGGCGGAACGTTTTCAGGCACAGCGTGGTCAACATACCGTGCCTTCAAATCAAGCTTGTGGATGTAATGAGCAACGTGAAGGAGTGCTGCACCGACCAAATACATAAAGACGGACAGTGCGATAAAGAACGGGTCCATTCCAGAATGGAACAAAGTCGTAATCGCAACTACCAAAGATGCGATACCTATTGCGTAATAAAAATATTTCATGATGAGCTCCTTTCATGAGCGTTAAACACATATCAGTTGCCAAAAGCCTAATGGCCGTAGGCCATAGGCGTGAACCGTGGTCCGTGGTCCACGATTTGTGTTCCACTGTGTTCCACTGTGTTCCAGCTGTGTTCCAGATATGAATCAGGGTTAAGTGTTTGATGTGTATAGATAAAGTGGATGTGTTCCACTGTGTTCCAGTTTTAGGGGGGGTCTTTTGATGTTGGAAAAACAAAATCAATAAACCGTTTTCTAAAACTAAACCGTGAGTTGGTGGAACACATGGAACACAAGGTCCGTTAACCGTGGTTTGTTGTTCGTGGTCAAGGGGTTAGGTGTGTTCCAGATTGTGTTCCATGTGTGTTCCATAAACGGTGTATTCGTGGAACACAGGCCGTCGACCGGGGACGGAGGACTGTGGACAGAGGACCGTTGAGAACGAACCGAGAACAGTTATTCGTGGTCATTTGACCGTGGTTCAATGCCCGCAAGCATGACACCCGCAAGCACGACACGTCATTAAAGGGACAACGCCCGCAGGTAGAAGAACCTACGGGCGCTAGTCTCTAAGCGTTATGCACGTCGCTTGCGCATTGTTGGCAGGTTAACGCCGAACGCGGTCAGCACCATCGATGCGAGAGCCAGCGGCCAGCAAATAATAATCACGAGCGGCAGGCGGCTGTCGATGGTGCGACCGGGCATCTTCTTGGGGAAGAAGACAGCAGCTGCGTATACAAAGAATCCATATGCAAGATATTCGACCATGGTTTTAACTCCTTTAACTAACCATTAATTACATATACCGATGCCACGGGGAGCCAAAGCGTAGCGACGCGACCCTTATCTCGATATGGGACCCACACACAGTTTTGTAAACAAGGTTCCATAGAGTAAAACCGGGGGACGGGGGCCACTTGCACGGATGGGGAGGGGGATTTGTGAGCGGTTCGTAAATATATTTTCAAATTTTTTTTCTGGAAAAATTTTCTAGACTGTTTTTCCTTATTCATGTAGCTCTACAAGCTATGCCTGGAAAGACAAAAGTATGTTTGTACTGCGGCGAAGCAAAGCCGCTTTCGGATTTTGGCCCCATTGCCAAAGCCCAAAACGACACTGATGGAACAGGCAAAGTGAATCGCTGTAACTCATGCGTCACTAACAGACGTATGTATAAGAACTCGCAAGACCCTGTGTACTTTCTAAGAGACCTGTATAGCAAACATAAATCGGCCACAGTTAAAAAAGCTAAGCACGAGTGGACCATCACAGTAGAAGATGTGATTGCTTGTTGGGATTTTCAGAAAGGACGGTGTGCGCTGAGCGGTGTATACATGACCCACCACCACGATCGCGGCGAACGCAAAGAATTTAACGCTAGTATCGATCGTATCCGTAGCACCGAGGGTTATACGATTGACAACATCCAACTGGTCTGTGCCCGCGTAAATATAATAAAGAACAATCTGGATGAAGCCTCCCTCTACTGGTGGGTCAAAAATATTTATGATTTCTCTTGTGACTAACTATTAGTTAGACTAATAATTGTGATATGACAGTTGCCACCCAAGTTGTTGCCCTGGACGGCCTAGACGATGCAATCATCGGTACATGTAACCAGCTGGGCGGCGGCGAGGTTGTAGCGTACGACTACAGGAAGGTAGTCGCGCTGTTTGAATCCATGGACTGGAATGAAGACGAGTTTGAAGAATGGTGGGAAGTGATGTCTGAAAACATCCCCCCTGACTCTTACCCAGTGTTTGTAAATCTAGATGATTCGGTCCGATATGAAATCGCAGCCCAAAGAAACGGATGTCACTGAGCTAGACCCACACGTCGAGTTTCAGTCACACCTAAGATATGCCGGTCTAAACTTAAACGAACTTACGACTCAACAGGAGACGTACGTACTCGCGCGCGTAGGTGGCATGAACATCGTAGCGTCCGCGCGTGCCGCCGGTTACTCAGAGCGCTCAGCTTATGACATCGAGAAACGCCCCGCTGTGGCGAAAGCTATTGATTACTTTCGTGAACAGAATCGTGAGGAAGTACGGTTTGAACTGGCCGACGCGCATTGGATGTATCTAAAAGCATACAACTCCAGCGCCAACGCAACAGAGATGAAGAACACCACCGACTCTCTTGTGAAACTGCACGGCCTGTCCAAAGAAGAAACAAAACCACTGGTGAACATACAGATCAACGGATCTAAGCAGCTCGAACGTATGACCGATGAAGAGCTGCTCGAGATCGCCGGTAAAACGATAGACCACTTAGAACCGAAAGCTGATTAGCCATGTCTCGTCTTGCTCATTTAAAAACTTTAGCTAACCAGGCAAAAATCGGGACAGCCGAAAGAATAGTTGGACCCACGTTCGCCCCCTTGTTAGCCAAGTTTTGGGGGGCTGATACAAAAACAATGACAGAAGATACATTTAATCAGGCTGGCAGAGACGCAATAAAGAATGCAGCAGAAGACACAATACTACAGGATAAAGATGCAATTCGTTACGATCAGTACGGTGCAAAACTAGTAGAGAGTAAGTACCGCGCTAACGAAGCCGGTGTGCAGCTGCCTTATTTAGAAGAAATCGGTAAGATGCTACAGACATTTACCCCCGAAAAGGCGGCGGCTTATTCGATTGGGTCAACCAGCGCGTCCAATATTTTTGTTGATGACGACAACAACCTGATACTCAAAGATCGGATCGACTACCCAGAGCTGAATAAAACAAAAGGGTTTAAACGAGACGATTCTATCTTCATGAAGATACACAGATTGTTCGAACCCGACGGGGTGTTCGGTGTATCAGATCAGAACACAAGAGATGTTCGTTTAAATCTTGGCCCCACAAGCAAAAGCGTAGCTCAGAAACTTCGTGATAGAGGTCAAGTAGATAACATACTAAAACCAAAGCCCCGGCCACGCCGTATTGGTGATCCACCTCTACCGCGTCCAGATTACAAACCCGCTCCTATGATCAGTGAAAGATTGCTAGGAACTCTATGACTGAGGTAGTTCAAATTGAGTGCAGACGTTGCCATAAGAATCAGCCGGAGACACTTTACTCTGGAGACGACGGGTACTGTGCGTATTGTGTGGCTGACATGCAGGATGCCATGCCTGACCCAGACCAACCTACGCCCCAAGAAGTTGAACAACGGACCACGGCCGAAGAACTAGCGAAACAGGAGCTTGCATCACGGTTCTTGACTCGTCGTCGGTTGTTGCCGTTTATCGAACGAAACAATCCTGACTACATGGCGGGATGGGTACATAAAGACATATGCCAACGACTCGAGAAGTTTAGTGAGGCTGTAGTAAATAAAGAGAGCCCGCGGCTCATCCTGCAGATGCCCCCTCGACTTGGGAAGTCGACCATAGCCAGTGTAGGTTTCCCTGCTTGGCATATAGGCCGTAACCCACAACATGAGTTTATTAGCTGTTCATACTCTGGAGCGTTGGCTATGACCTTCAGCCGTAAAGTACGGCAGACGCTTCGTGAACCGTCGTTCAAGACTACATTTAAAACACGCCTGGACCCTGACTCGCAGTCAGCGGAAGCCTGGCTAACGTCTGCTGGTGGTGGCTATGTCGCCGCCGGTGTTGGTGGTGGTATCACCGGTAAAGGTGCACATGTATTAGTGATTGATGACCCTGTTAAAAACCGCGAGGACGCAGAGTCACAAAATAACCGTGAGAGCACATGGGACTGGTACACCTCCACCGCGTATACGCGTCTTGCCCCTGGCGGAGGGATTCTTGTAATCATGACCCGCTGGCACGACGACGATTTGGTCGGCCGCCTTTTGAAGAATATGTCGGAGGGTGGTGACGAGTGGGAAGTTGTTAAGTACCCCGCTATCGCGGAGGAAGACGAAGAGTTCCGCGAGGCCGGAGAAGCACTTCACCCAGAGCGATATGACGTAGAAGCACTAGAGCGTATACAACGAGCCGTGGGCCCAAGAGATTGGTCCGCGTTGTATCAGCAGAATCCAGTTGCAGATGACGGCGATTACTTTACAAGGGACATGATCCAGTACTACGACAGAGAAGATATCGACCAGGATAGGTTGCGTTATTACTGTGCGTGGGACTTAGCTATAGGTAAAAGAGATAGAAATGACTACTCAGTTGGTATGGTGGTTGGTATTGACGAGTTCGATAATTTATTCGTTGTCGATGTCATCCGCGGTCGGTTCGACGGTTTTGAGCTTGTCGAACGGATTTTAGACTGTTATGAATTATGGAGGCCCTCGATTATTGGAATCGAAAAGGGTCACATCGAGATGGCGCTTGGCCCGTTCCTAGAAAAGCGAACGCGCGAGCGAGGTCTCAATGAGGCTTACTTCAAGGATTTGAAAGTTGGCCGCCGCGATAAAGAAGCTCGTGCTCGAGCTATTCAAGGTCGTATGCAGCAGGGAATGGTGTTCTTGCCGCGTAACGAAGTTTTTACCGGCCCGTTGGTGGCAGAACTTTTGCGCTTCCCGAACGGTGTCCACGATGACCAAGTTGATGCGTTGGCATGGATTGGATTGATGATGACGGAGTTTTCTACATTCCACGAACGTATTGTTGAGCCGCCAAGCTGGAGAGACAGACTCCGCTATCTTGGTAAAGAAGTGAAGATCAAATCAGCGATGAGTGCGTGACATGACAACACATACTAAGAAGCCCAGATTATCCCCCGGTGAAGAAGACAAGGTAGCCCACGATCAGTGGGATCGATACACACGAGCCCGTGACCATGGTCACATTGACTACATTGATATGGCCAAGAAGTGTGATGCGTTTTACCAGGGCGAGCAATGGGACCATATGGACATTGCCAACCTAGACGCTGAAGGTCGTCCCGCCCTAACAATTAATACGGTTTTACCTACTGTAAATACAGTACTTGGTGAGCAGTCCAACCGACGAGCAGATATAAAGTTCAAACCCCGTCGCGGTGGGTCGGAAGAAGTTGCACACACGCTTACAAAGTTGTACATGCAGATTGCGGATAACAACAAACTAGACTGGATTGAGCAGCAGGTATTTGCTGACGGCCTGATTATGGATGGCCGTGGTTATTTTGACGTACGAATGGACTTCAGCGACCACGTTGAAGGCGAAGTACGAATCAAATCCCTTGATCCATTGGACGTTGTTATCGACCCTGACGCCAAGGACTACGACCCCAAGACGTGGAATGAGTTCTTCTACACTCGCTGGATGACGCTCGATGATATCGAGGAGATGTACGGACAAGACCAAGCCGACCGCCTTCGCTTTATTGCGGAGAACGGTAACAGCTTCGGTCGAGACTCTGTCGAATACAGCGAAACACGTTACGGCGACCTTGATGAGTCTGATGATTATCTTGGCACAGCCATCCCTGGCGAAGATGAATATCGTACTGTCAAATCCTTACGTGTTATTGAGCGTCAACATCGTAAAATCACTCGCGTCAAATGTTATGTAGACCCGAATACGGGTGACCAGCGCGACGTTCCAGAGTCTTGGTCTGACCGCAAGATGAAAAAGTTTGCGAAAGATTACGGCCTGAACGTTATTTCAAAGACAAAAAAGAAAGTTCGATGGACGGTTACCTGCGATAAGATCGTATTACACGATGATTTTTCACCGTACAACGACTTTACTATTGTCCCGTTCTTTGCTTACTTCCGGCGCGGTCGTCCATTTGGCATGGTGAGGAACCTCCTCTCACCACAGGAACAGCTGAATAAAATCGCTAGTCAAGAACTGCATATCGTCAACACCACCGCTAATAGTGGCTGGGTTGTCGAATCTGGGTCCCTAACCAATATGCAGGCCGAAGATTTGGAAGAACACGGGGCAGAGACCGGTCTGGTACTGGAGTATAATCGTGGATCTTCACCTCCCTCCAAGATCCAACCCAACCAGATCCCGACCGGTCTCGACCGTATCAGTCAGAAAGCTGCTGCAAATATTAAATCGATTAGCGGTATTAATGATTCGATGCTCGGTACAGACGGAGCTGAGGTCTCAGGTATAGCAATTCAGGCTAAACAGAATCGTGGCGTGATCATGATTCAAGTTCCGCTCGACAATCTGCGAAAAACCCGTCAGTACCTCGCTGAGAAAATCCTAAATCTTGTGCAAACGTTTTACACCGAACAGAGAATTATTAGGATTACTAATGAAGAAGACCCAATGGAGTCTCGTGAAGAGATGATCATTAACCAAATGACCCCCAGCGGTGACATCGTTAATGATTTAACTATTGGTGAGTACGATGTAGTTATCGGAACCATGCCCGCCAGGGACTCATTTGATGAAGTGCAGTTCGCAGAAGCGCTAGCGCTACGCCAAGCAGGTGTAGCAGTGCCGGATGATGCAATTGTGCAGTACTCACATCTTGCCAAAAAAGCAGAACTAGCTGCGAGATTGCGGCAAGACCCATCTGAAGAGCAGATGCAGATCATGCAGATGCAGCAACAGCTCGCAATGCAGGAAGCACAGCTTCAAGTTGCCAAACTCGAGGCAGAAGTTAGGAAACTTCAGTCCGACGCGGCCGTAAATATTGCAAAAACACAAGATATGACTGATATCCAGCCGCAATTGAAAGTCGCAGAACTACAGCAAGAGCTGCAAATGGCGCAAGAGAACCTGCAATTGCGGCGTGAACTCGCTGATTTAACAAACACCACCCGACAATCGCAGGCACAAACATCAGCAGCGGCAAAATTGGCCACCACTGCTATGCATACAGCATCTAAAACTGGCCAAAACACGCAAAACTAGGAGTGCGTAATGAGTGAAAACATGGAAAACCAGGAAGCGACTGAGGAAAAGCCGCTTTCGTTTGAAGTTATGCCGGGCGCAGAACCTCTCGAGGCCCCAGAAAACATAAGTTTGAGCTTTGATGACCCCGAACCGGAGCCAGAAAAGGCTGAAGAAACCGAAGAAACTGCGGCTAAAGAGGAAGAAACCGAAGAAACGGAGAAAACCGAGGAGACTGTAGCCGAATCGGGAGATGAAGATGACGATACCGAGCCTGATGAGGGCGATACTGAAGAAGAGCCGGTAACTGACGAAGAGCCCGAGGAAGAACTGCCGCTCGCAGCTGAAACAACAGAACCAGAAACAAAAAGTCCTATGGTTCCTAAGTCCCGCCTTGATGAAGTACTAGCAAAGCAGAAAGCGCTACAAAAGCAGGTAGAAGAAATGAGGGCAGCAGCCGAAAAACCGGTAGAAGCACCGGCAGAATATGATTTCGACCAGGCAGAGTCTCTATACATGGAAGCCGTGCTCGACGGTGAGACTGATAAAGCTAAAAAAATTCGCTCAGAAATAAGAGAAGCCGAAAAAAACAACTTAGCGTGGGAGTTGGAGCAGAAGATGGGCCAAACAGTCCAGCAATCAGCTCAAGCTACCGCTCTTCAACAAGCCGCAACCGATATGGAGGCAGCTTACCCAGTATTTGACCAGAACTCTGATCAATTTAATGAAGAATACACAAACGAAGTCGTCGAACTTCGTGATGCGTTTATCATTAAAGGTTATGACGCCGTCGACGCTCTTAGCAGAGCAGTTAAGTACGTCGTTAAGGACCGCGACCTCGATACTGCAGGAGAAGCTGAACAACCGGCCCTAGCTGCAGCAAGTTCAGAACAGACAGCCAAGAAAAAAGCCTCAGTCGCCAAGAAACTTAAAGCGGCAGAAGCCCAACCACCAGAGCTAGAGGGTGAAGGTTCGTCTTCTCGCGGTGAGAACGTTGTTGATTTCGGTGGTTTGTCTGAGGATGAGTTTGATGCTCTTCCTGAAGCTACCCTTCGCAGGCTGAGAGGAGACATCGTCTGATTGTTATTGCTTGCGGTGATATATTAGTTTAACTAATATAATACTACTTTCGCTTACCTGTGCGATATCAGGTCGTGATCGATCACGATAAACATCGTATTCGCCCGTCGGGGCGTTAAACACGCCGAGCTCGTAACTCGCTAAACGCACGTCACACGTTCCTCACGATACGAGGTACACGGGCATGTCTGCCCATCAATAAGACGGTCGATGATTGGGATGACCTCAATCATTTAGTGAAACATATCTTTTATGGAGCTTAAAATGGCTACTACAAACTACGGCACGCTTACGGGCGACCAGTTACAGGTATGGTCACGCGACTTCTGGCGTGTGGCCCGCAATATGTCCTTCATCAACCAGTTCGCTGGCGCAGGACAAAATGCAATGGTGCAGCGCGTAACAGAGCTGACCAAATCAAACAAAGGCACAAAAGCAAATATCACATTGCTTGCAGATATGACTGGCGACGGTATTACCGGCGACAACACTCTGGAAGGTAATGAAGAAGCACTGCGTGCCTTCGACATCACAATCGAGCTGGACCAACTCCGCTTCGCTAACCGCGTAGCCGGACGTATGGCCGACCAGAAAACGGTTGTGAACTTCCGTGAGCAATCACGTGACGCTTTGGCATATGCCATGGCTGACCGTATGGACCAACTTGCGTTCCTCACGCTTGCTGGTGTTGCTTACACAAACAAAAACAACGGTGCGCTCCGTACAACCTCTTCTTCAGCTGGCCACGAGCTGGTTGATTTGGTGTTTGCTTCTGACGTATCTGCTCCTACAAGCGCACGTCACGTGCGTTGGGATGCAACGAATAACCTTGTGACTTCAAGTGTTGCAACGACTCAGGTCGCTGCCACCGATACGATCACATATCGTTGTATTGTTGAGCTCAAAGCCTTTGCCAAAGACAACTACATTCGTGGTATCCGCGGCGCAGGTAACGACGAGATGTTCCATCTCTTCGTAACTCCACAGCAAATGGCTGACCTGAAACTCGACTCCGACTTCCTGGCTAACGTCAGAAACGCCGGTGTTCGCGGCCCAGGCAACGGTCTGTTTGCTGGATCGTCCAGCCTGATGGTTGACGGCGTGATGGTTCATGAGTTCCGCCACGTGTTCAACACATCCGGTGCAACAGCTGGTACTTCCAGTAACGCTGGTGCTGCTGGTTACAAATGGGGTGCAAACGCTGATGTAAACGGCGCACGTGCTCTGTTCTGCGGCGCACAGGCTCTTGCAATGGCCGATATCGGTCTGCCTGAGATCGTCGAAGACACCTTCGATTACGAAAACCAAGCCGGTATTTCTGTCGGCAAAATCTTTGGTCTTCGTAAGCCGAAGTACAACTCTGATATTTCTGGCTCCGTCCAGGACTTCGGCGTTATCTGTCTCGATACCGCTCAATAGGTATAAGTCCCCCCTCTTCGGAGGGGGGCATCTTCTTCATAGAAAGGAAATCAAATGAAGGTCCTATCCGATAAAGAAATAAGAGTTACCACCACCTGGGGTGGTGTATTTGTACTGTTCCCTGGCGAACCCCAAGAGCTGGCAGAAGAAGCTGCAATCTTGGCGATGTCGATGGGGGCAAAACAAGTTGATGGCACTACCGTCGAACCGAGTATCGAAGAAGAAAGCGAAGAATCTGATGACGTTTCGTTTGACGAGCTAGTGGACCAGTTAGTTGTTCTTATGGACGAGGGTAACCCAAGTAATTTTAAAAACGACAATACGCCCAAAGCTGCTGTAGTGAATAAGTTAGCGGGTAAAACATTGTCATCAGAGCAACGCGACGCAGCTTGGGAAGAAGCGTTACGTAGATAGAGGTAGCAATGGCTGTAGCGGTTAATGACGTTATAAACAAAGTTCAAGAGACTCTGCAGGACACTGCCGGTATCCGCTGGAATGAAACAAATGAGCTCATCCAATGGCTGAATGACGCTCAACGTGAAATAGCCCTACTCAAGCCAGATGCTACATCCGAAAATACTACCGTAACGCTGGCTACCGGCACTAAGCAGTCAATACCTTCAGACGGAAATCGCCTACTTCGAGTGATGCGTAACATGTCGGCTGCCTCTCTTGGTAATGGCGGGCGGGCAATACGTCTTGTAGCAAGAGATGTTCTAGACACCCAGACACCTACATGGCATGACCCAGCTGTTACAGGAGACGCTGCTCACACAAACGTAGTTAAAAACTATATTTACGACGAGCAAGACCCTAAGAACTACTACGTATTCCCCGGCGTTTCTGGTAGCACCTACATAGAAATTGTCTACTCCAAGAACCCAGCGACTGTCTCAGCAGGCAACAACCTTAGCGTTGATGACATGTATGCCAACGCCGTCCAAAACTACATCTTATATATGGCGTTCATGAAAGAGTCCGAGGCCGCTGGTAACGCGCAGAGAGCCTCGTCTCACTACAACCTGTTTACCGCCGCGATTACGGGTAAGGCGCAGATCGACACGATCACTACCCCTAATATCGAACGTAGAGGAGACGGCTAATGGCTATCAGATACGACACTATTTTGCCTGACATCCTATCGATGGTTCCCGCATGCCCCGAAGTAATCGCTGAACGCTCAATTCGATCCGCAGTCATAGAGCTATGCGAGAAGTCAGAAGCTTATCAGGTGCAGCTTGACCCTATTACTGTGGTTTCAGGTATCTATGAGTACGACTTGGAGCCACCCACCGGAACGATCGTGCATCGAATAGTTTGGATGACACATGAAGGTAAACCCCTTGAGCCTGTATCCAGCGGATTGTTGGAGCAACGTAAAGAGAACTGGCGTAAAGATACCGGCACTCCCGAGTATTTTATAAAGCAGAACCTTACGACCGTAAATCTTGTACCCGTTCCGAGCGAAACCATTTCACAAGGTGTGGAAATACGAGTTGCTTTGAAACCGACACAAACTTCAAACGCCTGCGACGACGGTGTTATGACCGACTACAGAGACACGATCGTTAATGGTGCCCTGTTTAGGCTGACACGTATGCCCTCTCAGGACTGGACAGATTTTGCAGCAGCCCAAATCTACAACGGGCTGTTTAACGAAGGACTGATTTATGCCGAAAGACGCGGCCGTCAGGCGGATAACCCAGTCGTTGCAAAGGTTAGATATGGAGGACTACATGGCGGACGTAAAACTCGTAAGTACGCAGGTAGAAAATCCTTTATCTGATCCGGTTATTGCGGATATTCGTGACGAATGGGACTGGGTCCTGGAAGGATTACAGGATCTCAAAGAACGTATTCCATCTCTGACATGGCGGCCAGAGGACGTATATGCAGAGTGTCGTTATGGGAACGCCGTTCTGCATGTTGCAAAAGACGGGTTCGTTATAACAACCGTTATAACAGACCCATATACGAAGGAACGCACGCTACATTTTTGGATTGCCTGGGCACGTGATCTCGGCGGCAACTGTGTAATTAAGTATTTGCCGTTTTTCGAAAATGTGGCACAACAGTTAGAGTGTAAGTTTCTGGAGACCTGGACCCCTGTAGATGAATTGGAGTCGTACTTTTTACAACAAGGTTGGTCGTTAGATACTAGAATTTTTACGAGGTTGGTATGAGTAAGGGACCCAAACAACAAGACTACAAACCGAGCGAGTCGGACCAAGTCAACGCGTCGGTAGCAGTAGCCCGCAAGAACAGGTTCGACAGTTTATACGGTGACCTGCTTTTGCAAATGAGAGATGAATCCGCTGCAGACGATGTTACAAAAGTAGCTCGTAGCCGCGCTAGTGCCGATGTTGCACAAGCAGTCTCAACACCAGATCTGGGTTTGGTTAATGACGTAGATAGAACTGGAACAGTTACGGCGGCTTACGAAGGGCAATTAGGCAGCGCAACCGCTAAGGCAAACGAAATTACGAACAAACGTCAGTCTGGTGTGTTGGCAGTAGCAAATAAGCAAGAATCAGATACCACTAGAGGTATGGGTTTGGTCGCTAGGCTGGATACATCTGAAGCTTTACAAAGAGCTAAGGCTGACACGTTAGTTCAAACAGCTAAAACAAGCGCTCTTGGTCAAATAGGCACCGCCGCTACTCTATACGGTTTGGATAAAGCCGACATGTTACCAACGTAGGAGATAAATTATGATATCGAACCTGATGAGCTCCATCTCCGCAAGACAAATTGCAGCAGGCTATGCTAGTTCACTACCTACAGTATCTGACCCTGACAAAGTTATGGCGCAGATGACGAGACAGGACTATTTACAAGGCCGACAAAATTTTGATCAGTTCGAACAAGATCTAGTAGATCAAGCCCAAACCGACACAAGCCTTATTGATCAGGCACGTGAAGACTCACGTTTAGCTCAGGATACCGCCGCTGGAATAGCAGAACGTAACCGGCAGCGATATGGGACTGAGTTAACAGCAGCGCAACAGCAGCAGCGAAATTTATCGACTCAACGCGGCGCAACATTAAGCTCCATAAATTCTGTAAACAATGCACGTTTAACCCAGGGGGACCAGAACCGAGCGTTGCTGGGGGACTTAATTAACATAGGCCAAGGCCTACGCCGTTCCTCTATGGAAGGTCTTGGTACATCCGCTGCCAACGCAACACAGTTAAAAAACGCTTACACACAAGCTAAAGCTTCTAATAAAGCGGCTAACTATCAAGCTGTCGGAAGTCTCGCGTCCACCGCAATTTTAGCAATGGCGTTTGGGGTCTAGGAGAAAAACATGTCTGTACTTACTGGAGTTAATGATGCGCTGAATACGGCAATACGTTTTAGCACCATGCGGAGCCAAGCCGACTATAGAGATGCTCTAACTGCTAAGGCTGAAACAGACGTTAAAACGGACGTGGCGAATCAATCTTATAATAATATGCGCGTCACAAACTTGATAGACGATGTCGGTGAATTGAACAAACCGGCAGTTATGCGTGTCTTGGGGGGCGAAGGAAGCCCGCAGGAAAACCTTGCTGTTGGCTCTTTGTTTAACAACTTAAGCCCCGAGCAATTAAAAAACACGGAAATTGGTCTTTCTTACGACCCTAAAACAAAAACTGTAAGCGCGCCCACCCTTACGTTAGATACTGAAACGGGCGCCAAAACTCCAGGCGCTATTACTGAAGACGGTTCTAGTGATCCAAATTCTAAAGTCGTCCAGCTGTCGGTAGAAGATGCTTACGCCAACTTAGAAGGTCTTTACACTTCTAACGTTTTATCCCGCCAAGACACAATAGATGTAGATGTTTTATCCCGACAAAACACTCTGTTCAGACCAGAAATTGCTAGGAGCCAGGCGAATCTCCTAGAGTCCCTAGAACAGTTCCCAGAAGTACAGCGCGGAGTTCTTACCGAGTTGTCACGTTTAGAGCGCGACGAAGATAAACTAGAGTTTACTGTGGCGTTTGAACTGGACTATCTGAAGCGAGATCCGCAAGGCGTGCTATTAGGTATTGCTGACAACTATGACGAAACCTCGTTGGCAAAAACTTACGAGATGGTGCGGGACGAGGGCATCCAAGACCCTCGTCAAGTCTCTAGGTTACCGATTGCCAAACAAATACAGGTATTTGCCGCTAGTGTTGCTTCGATGCCCGAGGGCGAAGCAAGGAATAAAGCTGCAGCAAGGTATGGAGATTTGATTCAACGCGGGATACTTGGAGATCAAGATATTGCAAACGCAGGAGACCGTCTGACTAATCAACGTGAACTTAAGAAAACCGTCGTGGAGGGACTTCGAGATTTTGGTAAAAACTCGCAGGCCGTCACTACTGCCATCTTGGAAAACGCTTCGAGTATCCGAGAAAATCTAAAGTTTAATGTGGCCCAAGACGATAAAGAGGGCATATTTTTCGATGATGATAATATCGAAGCGAAAAAATCACTGACGCCCGTAACAGCAGACCCTAAAGTTATTACGGCCATGCAGACGCTTCTAACTGATTTAGAAATAGCGAGAGAAAGCGGTAACCCAGCTCTTCAGAGAAAAGCACTCACCAACCTTCAAGACGGGGTGGCGAGAACACTTTCCGCGCTTGGTAACCAAGTGACAGACAAAAGCCTTTCTCCTTTACCTAGTTTTATAAGCGCTCTTCCAAGCCCAACTTCTATCCAAGGTGTAAAAAACTGGTGGAACAACCGTGAGCCGGGGCAGCTATCTATTGGCCCTATGGGCGGCAGAATGCGAATTTCAGAAAATGGCAACGAGTACGGGATTGCCTCGGTAAAGGGTAATTCAGATATTGCTAAAAACCCTGTACCAGCAGCCCTTGTCGCCGCCATATTTGGCCCAGAACTCGAACAAGCATTGAGAGCCGAACTCTTGAATTCGGGTGCTACGTTCTAATATGGCGCAAGATACGCAAAATAAGCCCCTGCTGGGCAACGAAGCACGTATGTTTTTGAAGGGTGTTGGGCGACAGCTTGTACCTGGTCTTGAGACAACACAGTTTACTGAAGATGATTATTCGCAAGACTATTTGGATGCTTTGTCTATAGTTGCCGACCACTACTATGGCGCGGATGGCGCAAAAAATAGAGAGGCTTTTCTAGAAAAAAACCTCGCAGACAGAGCTAAAAATTTTCCTGATGTACCACCCGATGATTTAGAAAAAGAACTCTCAACACGAGAGGCGCGCTATAGAAAAAAGTTCGAAGGGAAAGGCGTTGACTATAATATGGTCAACACCTTGTTTGGCGAAGGCTCTATTTTTAAGAGCGGCTACAAAATTGATAGCCCTGCAGATGAGATCAAAACCACACTAGGTGAGTTCAGCCTCGAACGCGACGGCGACACATGGGTAATAAATGACAGATACGATTTCTCTGACACCTCTTCTCTTGGTCAAGCTATATCAGACTCTAAAGAAGGTGAAGGCCTCATGGGTAAGGCTTATCCTTTAGCTAGATGGATAGGCGGGAAAGTTTTACAAGAGAATCCTGATGGTTCGTCCCCAGAAGATTCTCCAGTTGTTACTATTCGAGTACCGGCTGCCCCCCTTCAAGTTGAAACACCTGTCCCAATGCCCCGGCCTGATTTTAGGTCAGAGCCAGAACCAGAACCAGAACCAGAAGGTACAGTACTCGTTGGCAAACCAACGCCGTCTGAAGAGCCTAAACTAGAAGACAAATCAGAACCTATAGAAGATGCGACGCCTGTTGCCGCGCCCGCTGAGGTAGAACAGCGCGAGCTGCCCCCTATTCCTGAGCCAGAAGGCACAAAGCTTGTTGGCAGGCCAACTTCCGCCGCCGAGGCAGAGCTGCAAGACAAACCAGAACCAGAGCCAGAAATCCCGGAACCAAAAGCTGCAGAGGTGGAACGTCCTGAGATTGAGCCTGAAAATATTAGCGTAGCTAAACCTAAGCTGTCGTTAAAACCAATGGGCGAGCTCAGTTTTTCAGAGGAAATTAAAAAAGCAGACATTCCAGCGATGGAAACCGTAGAGGTAGAGATCGATGACACTCCCGTTTTCGCCGCCAAGATACCCGGTGAAGGCACAATCATCTCGAAAGACAAACGCATTGTTAACGAAGTTGTTAAATCACAAGCTGACGATACATCTCTTTCAATTGCTCTAGGGTATAGCGATAAGAAACCAGCAGACTCTGATCGTGTGGTGCGTGTTTTTGACGATAAAAAACGTGTCATCAGCGAAGAAGCTACAAACAATGAGGGTACTGCAGCTGCAAAAATTGCTGCAGAACGTATTAAACCAGAGAACGGCAACGTTGACGTGGTTAGTACGGAACAAGGGCTTATTGAAAGGCGCCAAAGATTTCAGACGGGGCAGCCTTCTAATCCATATATTGGTGCTATGAGGGGTGCTGGAAAGCCAGTTACAACCTATCAAGACGCTTTTGGTAGCTTTACACCAAGCCAGATCAATCCCGCTGCTCCGCGTAACCTAAAAGAAGCCGCTAGCCGCGGTTTTTACTCTGGTACGGAGAGCACTATTGCAATGGGCAATTACTTTCTGGCCATTGGAAATGCTGTTCTTGGGGACGAAGAAGGGGTTGAAATGCGGATGGAGCGCGCCAGGCACGCCGAAGCACGATCCGCTATTCCATGGTCAAACATGGCAGGCTTTGAACAGTTTCTCGAGGAGCCTGATTTCGGCAAATTCTTAGAGATGAGCGCTGCTTATGTAGGAGTTATGGCGCCTAGTGCTGTGTCGAGTCTCGCCGCCGCGCTTGCCGGTGGTTTAGTAGGCGGGTATGCCGGTATGGCAGGTGCCGCTGGCGCTGTTGGGCTAGGTGCCGCTGGTGTTAAAGCAGGTGGCGGGGAGCTTTTAAAACGTAGTGTCAGAGAAATAATACAGCGCAAGCTTAAAGGCGAAGTTCTTGACGAAGCTGAAGAGGCTGTCTTACAGGCTGGGTATAGGGGCTTACGTCGGGGCGCGATTGTGGGTGCTTTCGGCAGCGAATTTCCGATGATGTCCGGTGCTGTCGCAGGTCAGTTTGAGAAAGCCGGTAAAGAGTTTGGGCGTACTGAAGCGCTTATTTCAGCTGGTGTTGGCGTACCTGCTGCCGCTGTAGG